TGACTTTTCTTTCTACATAAAATATATCGTAAGGAAATTGTGCTTGAGGATCTGCTTCGGGTTCACCATCAAGATATTTTTTGTAAGTTCTTCGTCTTGTAAATTTTGAACCAACTAAATCATTACTTGATATAATTTCTGCTAAAAATACTTTTGTTATATTAGATACGATCACTGTCGGTCTTGGTAATTTTCCACTACCTTCCCATTCCATACCTTTTACTTCTACAGGTAATGGAGGATATTCAATTGAATTAAAATAAACACTTGCACCGCCGAGTGTCCCTGTTGTAAAATACGCTACACTTCCACCATCTAAATGTGTGGTGTCTAATGAATATAAAGATATAAGAGGAGAACCTACATTTAAATCTTGTATATCTTGTTTTATTTTACTATTTGTTGTCATTATATACCTCTTTTTAGACTACTAGTGGAAATTCTCTTGTTAATATACATGATACCTGCCAATAATCATAAATTTCTGTTGAATTCATATTAATTCTAGATGCACTCCAATATTTAGTAGCAGATTCACCAGGTGGCGTCCAACTCAAAAGATTTGCTGTTCCATTTTGACTATTTTTTAATAAATTCTTTAAAACTACACATGTAGTTGAATCTAAAGGAACAAAAGTAAGATTCCAAGTCTCTCTATCATAATTTATACCATCAATTGTACTCTGTCTGTAACCATCACCAAATTGAACAGACATTGTATTATATTCACCAGAGTTAGAACAATTTGTTTTTAATATTTTATAGGTATTATCGGTATCTAATATTTTAGCCATACGAATATCTCCTGTTTATATTTTGATTCAATATACCACCGACTCTACCTTCATTCATAATAACACTTTTAATCTTTTGCTCTATTTGATTACTCAATATATCACCTAATTTTTGAGCTTCTGCAGGATCTGTTAGACCACCACCATTTTCTATATTTATATTATTTACTATGTTTATAGTTCTTCCACCACCCGATGCTTGCACACCAAGTCTTCCATCTGATCCTCTTCTTAAAGGTAGAACAGCTTCATTTCCATGTAACATTACAGGATAACCACTTGAAGGTCCACTAAATATTCGACCTGTAGCAGCACCTGGTAATACTCCACCTTTTTCTAAACCTAAAAAGGATAAAAAACTTCCAGCACCACTTGCTTTTAAACCTTGTTGAATTGCATTAAATAATGCCGCTTTAATTATCATCTGTCCAAGATCATATAATATATCAGATGCCATCTCTCTAAATGCTTCACTTACAGATTTAGTCCCATCAATTATACTTCTAAAAGAATCTGTCATAGATGAAGATATAATTTCTGATGTATTACTAATTGACTCATTTATTTCAGCTGTAATTTTTTTAGCTTCTTTTAATTTCTTTATTGCCTCATTAACAGCTATTTGTCCTTTTCTTTGTTCAACAATTGATCCTGGCGAATATTTAGCTTTTATATCTACTTTTGGAGCATATGGAATATATTTATACTTTCTAGATAATTCTTTATTAGGATGAATTGTAACATATTTATCTTCAGGTAAAGTCATACCTGGTAATAATTCACCATACGTTGTATGAGTTTTTATATCCTCCAACCAATCTTTTATTATTTTTGCATGTGCTGCTAAATCAGCTTTTAATTTAGCTCTCGATTCTTCTGTTCCTCCAAAAGGATGTAAAAAGAAATCTTTTAATATTAATTTTATTTGAATAACGTGATCAACAAAATTAACGAGCCATCTTCTATATCCTTCAAACTGTTGCATCCAGTCATCAAGAGCTTTACCTATTTTATATGCACCAATTGCAATACCTAATACAGCAAATGCTTTACCTAATATACCTAATTTATCAGCAACAGCAGATATAACTAATTTAAATTTTCTCCAACCAGTAGCACTACCAAGAAAATATTCCGTTGAACCAACCTTAAGAATATTCCCAGATATTGATAATCCAAAAATGGATGCACTTAAACCCCAAATAGATTTAGTAATACCTCCAATCCAAGAAGCAACTTTAAGTCCTAATAATACTATAAGAACATATAATATTTTATCTAGATGATTTGCTATAGCTTTCAAAAGAGGATTTAATTCACCACCCACAACTGCCCAATCATTGAATTCTTTAATAACATCTGCAAGACTTTTAACTAACTCTTTTCCAACCAAACCTTTAAAATCTTCCATGTTTGCATGTAATTTCTTTAATTGATTTGCATAAGAATCTTGTGTTCTTTGCATATCACCAATAGCTGCTTTTGATCCTTTTACAATTAAACTATATGCTGCTTGTGCTCTCGCTGCTGCATCTACATTCTTTTTATTTTTTGCCAGACCTAGATTTATAGCTTCTTGATCAACAATAGTCGCATTTAAAACAACTCCATATTTCTTCATTGTTTCATAATTACCGACAAGTGCTGATTGAATATCATCCATAACTTTAGCTGTAGGCATATTATTAAATGAACCCAGATCTGCTGATAATTTAACAATTTCTCCAGATAGTTTTGCTGCTAAATCTCTTTGAACTTCCATTGGAACAAGTAAATCTTGTGTTGCTGCTAGATACTGTCTAGCTTCTCTGGTAGACATTGCATAATTAGCGGCTAATTCTTTAACATATTTATTTGCCGCACCCAATTGATCACCAAAAACAGTCTTAAATTTAGATGTAACTTCCTGTAAATCAGATGCTGCTTTAATGGAGTCTTTAAAGAAAAAGAGAGTGGCATAAATTGTAGTAACAGCACCCATTGTTTTGATAACACTCTTCCATTGGGTCTGTATATTTTTTGTAACTTTTTTAGAAGTCTTTTCTGTATTATCAAGTTGTCTATTTATTTTAATAACAGCTTTCTTTACATCTTTAGACCCCTTATCTTTAACAGTAAACTCCTGCTCATATCTTTTTGCCATTATTTTTTGACTCCATTGAATTTTTGAAAATTAATCCCACTTTCTTTTGTTATGTTATCTCTATAACGCATTCCATTCCCGAAATATATTCTAATTTTCTCTAAAAATATTTCTTTCTGTTCTTTTTTTGGATCAATACCCTTAAAATAATCTAAGATTCTTTCAAACCAACTTCTTTCATCAACAAATTCTAAATCAAATATAGATTCTAAAACATCCATTTTAATACCACCCATACCATCTGATATCATAAATCCCCATCTATTCAATATATCTATAAATTGATAATTTTCTGGTATAGGAATAGTATAACCACACGCCTTGCAATCAGGTGGATTACCACTGATCATCATTCGTGTTGCTTTACATATATCACATGAAACCTGATCTCTTTTTGGATTAAATCTCCAATAAGAGATCTCTATTAGTTTTTTGCTTCTTCCTCTCCAACTACACCTATATTAGATAATTTAAATATTTCAGATACCACCCACGACAATATAATATTATCTTGAAGAGCTACGGCTTCTTTATTTTTTTCATTACATTTCATTGGTTTATTCTCAAGATCAAGAATACCTTTCCAATCTTTAACGGAATTGACAAAAATCTCGAGCATAACATGGGGTGCTAATGTTTCTTCTGTAGGCATGACTTTTAGGTAGGTATATGAAAATGGTGTAATTAAAAATTGAACCTCTTCATCTTCTGGGTCTGTAATCCATTTTTCTGGGATATTTTTACTGAATTTTTTTGCCATCGGATTTATCTCCTTTATTTTTAAAATATTTTTGCATTGCTGCAGCTGTTGGATTTCCACATTTACAACAATCGGGTGGAATACCTGATATTTTAGCTCTAGTCTTAATACAATCAATGCAAGATATCTTGTTAGGTCTAAAATACCAGGCAGCCCATAAATAAAAATCGTACCAGTCTGTTTTTTTGAATCCTTTTAAAAGATCGCTTATTAACACTTTGTCGTGTCCTCCTTTTTCACTAGTCAGTTGATCTTTTAATAGCACCAGTGAATCGCAGAGTTAAAGAACACTCTATTACACTTTCGTCAGGACTGAAATTTCCCATTGGAAAATTCTTTACATAAACACCAGCATTTTCATCTGTGTTACTATCACATTCGATATATGCTGTAGAATCATAATAAACAGTTATATCTGTCAATTTGGTATTATTTTTATATGCATCCCAAAGTGCATTTTGCTCATTGCTGCTAGTATCAAGCATCACTGTCATTTCAAGTGTGGCCTCAGGTAATCCCATTAAATATTCTTTTGCCACACTACCAAGAGCAGTAACAGCAATTTCACCTCTCTCGGTATTGAAAGTACCTGATTTTACACCAGCAATAGTAGTACCGTTCTTTTTTATACGACTATTATATGAAGGTTTGTAAGTATTAGTCATATCTTTTTCTCCTTAAATATTTTGAGTGTATTGAATGGTAAATTCTAAATCAAAACAGGCAAGACCTGCTGCTAACATTGTAACATTACCATAAAAACGAGGACCTTCTTCACTCAATTTTATTCCTATTTCTAGATCCCCACCGAAATCATCCGAGTATAAGAAATGTTCTATATCCTCGCATAATTTATATATATCTTTCCATTTACTTGCTTTTACATATCCTGTTAGTAATATTTGGAAAATTCTTTGATTGGGACCTCCCAAACTAGCTTCAATTTGAGGGTCACCATAACCATAAAAACTAATAGCAGGATATTGTTTTATTGAGACTGTATCAGGAGAACCCACAGTTATACTTTTAGGAGTAAAATGATATGTGTTATATCTTTTATTTCTCCTTTTATAATGACGTTTTAGATCCGTTTCTAATTGGTCAATTATATTTAATCTTGTAACCATTACAAATTCTCCATCTCATGTTTGATATTATCACTAATTATTTTACCCACATTATCTATATTCTCTCGTATTTCGGGTTCTATGTAAGATCTTGCAGGAATCACAACCTTCTCTACCGTTACCCACCTGCCATCCACTTGAAATCTTAAAAAAGGAGAGTTTTTGGCACGAATTGTACCTCCCAGTTCCTGAATCCGAGCATACCTCACATTACTTCCTATGATTCCTGCAATTCTTGGTCCTCTTTCTATTATTCTTGAATATATACTTCTTCTAAGGTGACCAGAGCGAACTTTAGGTCTGTTCTTTTTTCCAAATCCTTTCTTAACCTTCGCTTCTATCATTAGAACAGCTTTAGAAAATCCTCTGACTAATGCTTTATGAAATTTTTTCGGCTGTTCTTTTATGAATTGTTTTGTTTCCTTTGTGGTCTCTATCTTGATCTCATACATTAAGCTACCCCATAATAATCACCATATTTAGGAGAAGTGAGAATATCTTTAGCATGTTTTGGTATAAATTTCTCTATATAAGTAACATTTCCAAATTGGTCCGCTCTAGATGATACATCAATTTCTGCTTTTCGTCTCCATATACTCGATACAACCTCAATACATAACTGTTTAATATCTTCAGGTATAGTGTTATAACCAGCATTATATGTTATTTTTATATTTTGAAGAAACTCTGTAAATACAGTGTTTTTTAATACGATATATCTTTCTCTAACAATTCTGTAATAACTTGAATCTATAAGAGTTGAATCTTCAAAACCCCAGTCTGTATCATCATATATAGATATTACAGAATTTATAGGAAAATGTGTAGGTCGTAAATATCTATTACCCGTACCATCTAAATATTCGGTATAATTTTTTGCTTTAAACTGTTCAATACCTGCTATAGTATGAAATGCCGTAGTCGTACCATTTATAAGTCTTCTTATTATGTCATTATCTTTATCATCATCAATTGACATTTCACCAAAATTTATAACCTCTTCTAATGTACAGAGAGCATTATCTGATAGAGTCACAGGCATATTTTATCTCCTTTTAAAAAAGGGGTCAAATTAATGACCCCATATTTTTTAACTACTAAGCACTTCTTCTAATACAAGTCCAAGCACCAGAAGAAGATGGAGAAGCATTATCTGCAATATTACCATCCATTCTAGCTTTACAAATAAATTGCGTAACATCTTCTTTCATTTTGATATATGGATTTACCATAGAAGTAAATGTTCCACCTCTAATGAAAATAATGTATTGACTTGGATCACCAAATGCTAAACAAATAGAACCAGCAGCAGGTGATGAAGAAATTTTAGGTGTAATTACATATTGAGCACCCATCAAAATTTGTGAAGGTCTGTTATTGATAGGAACTTGTTGAAAAATAGGTTGACCATATGAATCAGTCAAACCAGCAATTTCTTTAAGAACTGTTCTTGGACCAAACCACTTAGGATCTGCTCCTGCTCCCAAACGTTCCCATTCAATTGCGTAATATAATGTATTCAAATTGGCAAATGTAATTGCAGAAGAAAACGATGTAGAATCTGAACCTGTATAGGTTACATCAGCATGAACATCGCTCACACTTGTAGTAAATTCTGTACCATTAAACATTTCATCATCTGCATTTTGACCAACAGCTTCTGCTTGAAATGGAACAATGATTTGATTAACAATATCAAAGTTAGCATCATCTAATTGATCGTTGCGAAGTTCAATGTAGCTACCAACTCTCTTATCAATAG